GTGCCATCGTTCATCATATGTAAATTAATTGTATCAACATACCCAGTTAATTTTAATCTGAGTATGTCACACAACTCAAAACAATCAACGTTTTCTACTAGTGCCAATCCCTCTAACATCTTGTTCGTTATTGGGATCAAATGGTAAAGTCCGTCGTTTAGAATTATAATATCCATGTGTACGTGCTAATTCATCGAGATTTTTTTTCATCAACGACCTTGTTGCCCCATTCAATTATTCTTTTAATACCTGGACCTAACATTTTAACATTTACACCATAAGGTTTCCATGCTTTTTTCATAATGTTAAGTTCTAATACAAAATTAGCCCATTGTTTCTGTGTTATGCCATCAACGTTAAGAGTTATTTTTTTCATCTTTTAACTCCTTCATTGTTTGGTACATCTTTTGTAATTTAAGTGCATCACAATTAAACACATAAAATGCAACATCATCTCGCATTTCTTTTTGTTCTTGATAGGCTCTTGCTTTGTTGCCATCAATCACTTGTTTTATATCATCTTTTATTTCTGTCATAAGTTCCTTTCTAATTTAAATATAGGATGTTAGGGGATATTTGTCAACTATTGTTTTCTCCCCTGTCGGTTGTATTTTTTATATGATCTTTTCTTTGATTTATTTAGTGATTTTGTATGTCTTCGAGGACGTTTACGAGGTTTTGGACGTGGTACGAAATGAATAAATTTACGCTTCGCCATCGAAATATTTATCTACTTCTGATTTTGGGGTCTTTGAAGTTATAACTGGTATATAACTTATTTTACCATTTACATGTTGTTCTAAGTCGGTTCCGCATGTCATACATCTATAGAATTCTTTTGTTAATCCAACTAACATAGTGTGTTCTTCACACGTTGGACATTTACCATGAACTATCTCTGCTTGTATTCTCATACAATATCCTTAGCTGAACCCAATACTGGTTTGTATTTTGTTTTACCCTCTGATCTAAATGCATGTAAAAAACTAGCTCTTGGTGTTCCTTCAACCCAACTGCAGTGTATCCACCCGCTATTAGGCTCACCCGGAGTATAGAACTCGAGGATGAGCTGATCTGGAGAAAGGTTGTCTTTGATCCAATCAAATAATTCAGCATTGTCTACGCCTATAACTTCGAAGTCGGCGGCCTCTGCACGTGCATGCTGTGATCGTGCTGAGCTACCGATAGCTTCACATAATTCTACGCTACGAAAACCGCTTGTCACCTTGACCCTGCCAAAATGGTCACGTACCGGTTGAAGAATATTTTCACACAACGCTTTTAATTTTTCTATTTGTTCTGCGTTAGGGTTATTATTGATACCCTTTCTGATGGCAGTGTCTGATTTAGTCAGCTCTGACAAGGTAAAATTACGAGAAAGATTCATTATTTTAGTATAAGCTTTTTTATAGATTTTTCACCTAAATAAATTTCTGTTTCTGCCTCACTACGTATACATTTATAAGATACGTTAGGATTGTACTCCCTCTCCGCGACGCGACGGGCTCGGAGGCACGAAGCCATGCTTTCCTGAATACGGTGTTCCTTGATCTCTCCATCCCAGAACATAAGTAAAGCTACAACAGTTTCTATCATTTATTAGCTCCATTTGTATAACCAAGATCTCTATTAGCATCTTTTAATTTTTCTATATCTACTAAAACTTTATCCATTTGTTTTGTTAAAAATTCTATGTTTACTTTATTTAAAGCCATTGACTCAATGTGTTTGTTTAAACGATCCGTAGTTTTGTACAAATCCTCCAGCATCATGTACTGCTCAGAATCCGCGGGCAGTGATCCCATTTGTCCACGTGGCCACTTGATTCTAAACTCTGTATTCTGTTCTACATCTTGTTCCATTATCTTTATTTTAGTGTCAGCAATATTGATACGTTCTACAATCTGAAAATAACCCATGGTGCCGAGTGCTACGATAACGATCAAACTAGCAACCGTTTTCATAGGCATTTGCACAGCCGCTGATTCTGAGATTGATAAGGGTTTCTTACTCATTATGCTCCGTTAAATAAATCTTCTGGGGAAACTTTCCTTTTCTTTTTTCTACCCATGTACCAATCACCAGGTTCATAGTCCCATTTTTTTCCATGATGACCTCTAATATCTGCCCACCACATTCTTAGTTTTACAATCCATTTAAAAAATTTACTTGGTCTAGCCATCATTTACCTTTGGTTTTGGTATCGGGATTATATAATCTTTTGGATCGACTTGCAATGGTTGAGGTGGTCTTACAAAGATAGCGAGTAGGCATAACAAAATTATTAGTATTGCTGTGAACCTGTAGTCCATAACAACCTCCAATCATTATTGTTTCTTTGGTGTAAACAAAGATTTAATTTTTTCCCATATTCTACAACAAATATTCTTACATTTATCAATCATGTTTTTTCTCCTCAATTTCGTAGAAGAAATCATCTGTGTCGGCTGTTTGCCATTTACCAGTATCTTCTACATTCCAATCGTTAGTTTGAACCTTCCATTTTGGAATCTCATCTTTAACTGTGTATGAAGGTAGATCCCAAATTAGTCTGTTGTTAGGTTGCGCGGCAAAATTGCCATCGTCTAGTTCCATTATGTGGGCACACTTATGTTCGTGTGGTATTTCTGAATGTTCAGCGTCAAGTATATTACAGTCTGGGTGAGCCCAGTCAATAGTAAATAAATATTTACCACGATGCCATTTTTTATCTTTGCCTAGGTATTTGCCTGATGTCCCTTGAATTATATCCCAATTAGTAACAGCAGGATAATAGCTAAAACAATTCCAGAGCTGAAGTTCATCAAGTCTTCGTATGGGTACATCTTCGGGTTTAAATCCTCTTTGAATGAACGCTGTAATAGGTAGTCTATAGAAGATCGCACCATTTTCCATAATAGCATGGAATAAAAGAGCACTACCTGCAATAGAACTAACACCAAAGATAATGCAGTCTTCAACTTCTCCATGATGTTTTTTGCAATCATGAAGATACTCTCTTCTTATTTGAGCATAAGTTGCTGGTATATTTGCATTTAAATACGCCATAATAAAACCTCACTTTATTTCTCCCCAGTTTTTACCGGACTCATAGTCTACCTTGTTTGGTATCTCTAAGTCAACTGCATTCTCCATAATATCTTTTATTTTTGCAGCCTCAAGAGGATTGATAACTGATATATCAAGTTCATCATGTATTTGTATATGCGGTGTAATACCCTCTTTGTGTAATTCTATCATTGATTTTTTAGTCATGTCAGCAGCTGATCCTTGTATTAATCTATTCAAAGCTTTGTAGGTATAAGCACGCTTGATGCTTGCTCCATATTCCTGCCTTGCTTGATCAAAGGGTAGAGCTTTGTGTACACCAAAATGATTTGGCTCCCACAAATGAAACCTACATAATCTACCTAATAGTGTACGAATCTGACCACGTTGCTGTGCTCTGTTAGATACAGAGTTCATCAAAGTTTTTACAAACGGAACTCTATCGTGATAAATTTTAAATAGTTCTTCAGCTTTATCTTTTGATACTCCTAACTCTGCCTGTAGCTTTGCCTTACCCATGCCATAAAATAATCCAAGATTAATTGTTTTAGCTTGTGATCTTGGTATGTCTGCCATCTTTGCAACGATAGTATGAAAGTCTGCATCACCATCTTCGTAGGAATCTTTAACACCAAAGACGCTTGTATCTTGATCAAGGGATGCATAGTGAACTACAAGTCTTGGTTCTTGTTGACTATAGTCAAAGCATCCCCACTCGCAACCAGACTCAGGTATAAAGAGGGATCGGATCAATGGACCTAAGTCTTTGTTACGAGAAGGAATCTGTTGTAAATTAGGATTAGAATAACTGAATCTACCAGTGACGGTGCCCCCAGTATCTGATCTAATTTGATTAATATCTGCATGTATTCTACCATTATGTTCGTGTTTAATTATGGTATCTATAAATGTCGTATGTGCCTTGTTTATTTCTCTAGCTTTTGATATACATTGCACCAAAGGATGTTCATGTGTAGAGAGAAAGTTTTTTGTAAATGAGGGAGCCTGCGTTTTTAAAGTTCGTTCGTATGGTAAATTTAGTTTGTCAAAAACTTTGGCGATGGATCTTGCTGCCCATATCTGCGTATCTATTCCTGTTTCTTTTTCTACTTTTGACAGGAGTTCTTTTTCTTCTGATGCTAATTGCTTCTTCATTGCATGAGCTTTTTCAACGTCCACTCTCACCCCAAGAAATCTCATGTCTACCAGACAAGGAAATAAATCTGTCTCAAGATTAAATATTGATTCGAGATCTTGATCTAGTATTTCTTTTTGCATGACTTTCCATAGACCTAAAGTTAATTCTGCATCTCGTTCAGCGTAATTACCAACATACATCGCAGGTAGTTTCCACATGTCAGCTTTTGGATCAACACCCCATTCTTTTGCAGCGTTAGTTAATTCTGTTTCATTTTTACCATGGCCTAAATAATCCCAACCTAAAGATCCAAGATCGTATCTAAATCTATTTTCATTTACTAAAGACGCAGCGATCATAGTATCTACAATCGTTCCATTAATTTGAATACCCATAGATCTAATCCAACAAACATCGTACATTGCATTGTGAAAAATTTTTGTTGAAGTTGTTTTACAAATATCCGTAAACCATTGAATTACTTTACTTTTTTCTAGGTTACCACCACCTTCATGATCGAATGGAAAGTACCCTGAGTAACCATCTGTTGCAACTGCAATACCTACAACTTTACCTTTACCCACTACAGATCCAGATCCCATAGTTTTTAATTCTGGATCGTGTGTTTCTAGATCTATTGCAATTTCTTCACAAAATCTTAAGTCAGGAAATTCTGTAGGTTTAACCCATTCTGTTTGTGCACTAAATATCATGAGTAGTCTCTTTCTAATATCATTTCTAAATAATGTATTGCTTTTTTTATATCTTGCTCTTTCCCTTTCGACTGATGTCTACAGATATACTTTATAGCATTCCCCTCTGCAAAAAGCAACTTGTTCTCATTTATAAACTCTGCTGGTTGAATCTTCATTGAGTGATAATGTTTACCACCTACTTGCTCTTGTAATGATTTATATACTGAACCTTTAAATATTTCTTTGTTTGTCATATCTTAAACTCCTTTGATTTATTTTGTGATTTAATTAAGTACAAATTTTTCATGCTTCTTGTAATACCCACATACCAAACTCGATACTCTTCATCTTGTTTAGCTGTAGATTTTTTTGCACCTTTTAGTGTGTTTGATGTGTGATTTAAAAACAATATCACATTTGTTGCTTCACCACCTTTAGCTCCATGTATTGTTGATACTTTTATTCTTGCATCCTTTGTTGGATCCTCTCCATTTAATAGTAATAGTTTCATATAAGTTATTTGACTTTCTGATAATTTATCAAAAGCATCATACCATTTAAGAGATAGATTCATTGGTCCTTTCATTCTTTCTTTTATTCTTTGTGTTTGAATATCTGGTATAGTTATTTTCTTTTGTAATGAAGACCAGTGTTGAATATCTTCGTACAAACTTTTACCAATACTATTACCTTGTGCTGTATTAAAAAATAATCCTTTCTTTTTTAAATATGTTGGCACAGATTTTAATAATGACTTTGTTCTAGTTAATATTAACCAATCACCTGTTGACATNTCTATGTCAGANAATCTATATTTTTCTAAAATCTCTCCAGTTTCAGACTTTGGAAAGTACTCTTTGTCAATCCTATTATCTTCTATTCTAGTGATGACATTTAGTGCAACTTCTTGTATAATGCTTGGCACTCTTTCTGATTGTTTTAGTGGTATCTCTTTCGCATCATAATTTATAAATGAATCTACATCAGCACCAGCCCAACCAAATATCGCTTGATCATCATCACCTGCAACCCACACATCACAATTAGTGTCTTTCTCTATTTTATTTATCATGGCCCATTGTATCAAAGATAGATCTTGTGCCTCATCGATAAAAATAACATCAAAGTCTGGTGTAACATCTTTGTCTAAAAATTTTTGTATCATGTCAGTAAAGTCAATTAAACCATACACGTCTTTGTAACTTTTAATTTCTTTTTCAATGGCATCTAACTTGTCTCTTTCTATTTTTGATAAATGTTCATTTAAATCAAATTGATCCATTACAGATATTTGTCTAACTCTAGCTAAGTTTATTAAACTTAAATACTCACTATCTGATGAGAATATGCCATTCCAATTATTTATTTCATACGAAGCATATTTAATTTGTATCCCACAGGTTTCACCAATAACTTTGTAATTTAAATCTTGCATGACATTTTCCTCTTTAAGTCCTAGAGTATTAAAAGCTAAAGAGTGTAATGTTTGAAAATATTTAATATCTTTTTTAGTGAGTTCTGTTTTAACTTTTAAAAATCTATCTCTTGCCTCACCTGCAGCTTTTCTTGTAAACGCAAAATAACCTATCTTTTTTAACAACACACCCTTATCTACATATCTCTGTACTTCATTTAATAACCTTCTGGTCTTACCTGTTCCTGGTGGTCCTACTACTTTATATCTCATTAATAGTTACTCTTCTTTCTATCAACCGGTTTATATTCTATTTTATCTATATGTAATTGTTTTACTCTACATACTTTCATTGTTTTACCATCTACGTTGAGAGAATGATTAAACTCTACCTCACACTTATCTTTTAATTTTTGTGCAATACGCTCCTCTGGTATTTTCCAACTTGCCCCTAGATGATCGATAAAAGATGTAAATTTAAAATAATGATGGCCATCTTCTGTTAAACAAGATCCACTATTTATTTGAATTCTTTTCTTAGCTCTTGGTCCATTTAC